CGTCGAAGCAAGACGGAACGACGTAATCGGCAACCCATCTTGTGTAACCAAATGGCGTGGGGTCGTAGCCACCAAGCCAGAAACAGCAATGTTATTCATCCGTAGACTCCTCTACAATAATCTGCGGCATCTCCGCAGGATAGTTTTCTTCCAACCATAGTTCATTCATCTTACTCATTTTCCATCCTTTTCCAGATAGCCTATCCGAACCGCCAACCGGCTCAACTTCTTTAAAGCCCTATCAAGAGAATAATACGCTTCAGCGAAAGCTTTGTCAAGCTTTTCCTCTTCCCACTCGCCCAACACGCAGTCAGCCAGTAGGGGCATCTCCTCATCCTCAAACAGGTTCGCTACGTGCTCACGAATGGCCTCACGAAAATACTCCTGCCTCATGCTTCCTCCGCCGAATAATCAACGTAGGTCACAGTGGTTTCCTCCGGCCAAGTGTCAAAGATCATGCTGGTCTTGACGGCATCAGCCTCATCTTCAGCATAAAAAACGTTGCTAACCTCAGTGGTGACGATCTTGGTCACACGAAACTCTCTCAACGCCATTAGCAGTCCAACGCTTCCTTGAGGATACGTTCGGCCTCGTTAATCTCAGCGTCAGTTTCGTGCGTAGTCCACTCATCAAACTCAACGTCATAGGCACTCCGGCCCAACTTAGCTAACTCAACAGTCGCATCATCATCAACAAACATTGCCCCATCATTCAGGTCAACGCCAACAACAAAAAATATTTGCTTCTTACTAGACATAATTTTACTTCTATTCCTTTTCTTCTAAAATCGTATCGCAATCGATACAAACAACAAACTCGTGCTGAACCTCACAGTCAAGGCAAACATCAACAGCGGTATATGGGTGGTCGCAGTGACCGGCGTGAACGTCTCGCACTACAGCCCCAAGGCCTCACGCAGTTGCAACGACACCTCACGCAGGCGAGGCTCAACAACCTTTGCGATACTGTCCTCGCTAAAGGACAGCTCCGTAATCAGGCGAGACAGGGTTTCCAGCACCGCCGGAACATCCTGCCACAAAGCAAACTCTTCCTCGGGCTTGCTGGGGTCGTAAGTGTTGTTAAGCAAACTCAACAAAGCAATGTCCATCTTGTCGCCATCCGAAGCATTATCAATGCTTGCCCAATCGGCCTCACTGAAACTATCACAAGGCAAGATCATGAAATCTTCTTCAGTGATAACGCCCCAACTGCCATCCGCAGTTACAAACATTCTACTCATAATTTTTCTCCAAAAACATATCCAGAAACAGGCGGTTTGCCTGCTCCCTAGTTGCTACCGGCTCAGGTTGAGCCTCATAAGGTCTGTCATAATCAATCACGTCATACTTGTCATTGTCAAAATACATAACCAGACTACCTGCTTTTTTGATAATTGTCAAGGGGCTAGGCATCTTTACCCTCCTGCAAATCGGTCAGCAACAGGCCAACCTCTGCCACCTCAGCGTCGCCAAAGTTATTCTCTCCCTTAACGATACTCATAGCCTCTGACAAACCATCAGATTTGCCTGTCGTGTATGCGAAATCCCAAATCTCTCGGGCGTTTACAATCTGGTAAATGGTCACGCCATGCTTATCAGCCATTTGCTGAATAGGCTCATACCACTCAAAAAATTTTTCTTCACGTTTTCCCATTATTTCAGCTCCCTCTGGTCAAGCATTGTATAAGGTGGCAGGGTCTCCAGCCACTCAATAACTTTAGGCGGTAAATTGCTAGAAGTCAATCCGTCAAACTCAAGCCAATCGTCATAGTCGGTGTAATCGGCAACAAGGTGCATGTCATAAAATGCGTCGCTATTCACCAACTCCCTGATGGTGGCCTTGTCGTCAGCCCTAGTCAAGATCAGGGTAAAAAACTGGTCGTCGTAGTTGGTGCTGACGTTGCCCTGAAAGTCGTAGTAAAGCCGGTAGGCCGTCAAACGCATTGTGTGCTTGTCAGAGCCATACAGGTTTAAATCGTATTCCTTAGTTAACATTATTTCTCCTCCATTGCGTAATGCAAAGCGTCGTTATAGTCTTCCCAAACGTCAACATACTTGTTCATCCAGTAGCGGAACTTGTCCCACTGCTCGTCGGTTAGTTTCGGCAGGTTGTCAGACTCACGCTCGTAGTCAATGTCGAACTTCGTGTAAGCAAAAATCACAATCTGCTCGGTGTCGCTCAGTTCGTTCACGAACCTTTGTAGTTGTTCCTTATTCATTATTTTGCCCCCTCTGCGGTTCGCATGTCAATGGCAAGCCCGAACCGGACAGCCAGCTTTTCTAGCATAATTGCTTTACGCCCTAAACGCTTAGCAGTGTCATGATCTTTTTTGTAGGCTTTCCACTCACTCATAGAGTCAAGGATGTTAGACCTCTCATAAATCAAGTCTTCCAAAATCTCCAACTCCTTAATGGTGAAGTAGACAGGGTAGCGAGTTTCGCTTTCCTCTCTTTTCGGCGCACCTGTAAAGGTTGTGCCAATTGCTTCCTTAATTGTCTGTTCCATAGTGTTCTCCTTGTTTGTAGTTGACGTGGCAGTTGTCGCATGCGTCGCAACACGAGCCGCCGGCTTCGTATGGGGTTCTCTTGCCACAGTCAGGGCAGTCGAACACACAATACGAGCAAGAGTATTCCCACTCCTCAAAAGTGTTCACAGGCTCATCCTGACAGTAGTGGCACAACCGCTTCTTACTGTAGTGTTGTAGCATTGTATTCCTCCAAAACGGCCTCGTAGGCCTTTGCGGTGGCGTATGGTAAAAGCTCCACCTGCTTCTGTGTCAGATGATCGTATCTCACAATGTCGTGTGTGGTGTAATCCCACACTTCTATGTCGCGTTGTGTTCGACTGACGAACACCGGCAGAAATCCGTCTGCCTCGTAAACTGCGTAAACCGCCATAAAAACTCCTTTTACATATTCCATGATATTTACATATTCGATGAAAGTCAAGTGCCAATTCTGGACAAAAACCGGTGGTTATTCCGCTATGTCCTATTTTATTTCTTTAAAAAAACACTATTTCCAAACTAAGAAAAATGTCGGATGTGGTGTTTATGTGTGGTAGGGGGAGCTGAGAAATCATCTAATATGTCAAGTGATGAACCATATTCGATGAAAATAAAGCCAAATCTCAGCTCCTCCTATATCCTAGTATTATATACAATAATAATATATATAATAATAGGCAGAGAGGGAGAGCCAACCCAAAAACTACTCCCAATCCCACAACGACTTGCGACCACCAGAAGTCGTATACGACTCACGATAATCAAACAAACCATCATCAGACCCCATGCCAGCACCATCCCAATACTTGCTATAACGGAAATCCTCAAACTGCTCCAACATGCTACGACGATCGCCAACATACACGCCATCCCAGTTATAGAACTGGCCATCCTGCTCATAGAAATTACACAAGTAATCCTCAAACTCTTCGGCAACCTCGTCGCCAACAGGAGAAGCATTAAACTTGTAATCATCCCAACCAGACTCAGAACCGAAACCGCCAGAAGTCATACCACGATAACGGCCATACGACGAAGCAGAAACCTTAACCTCAAACTCCGGCGAAGTCTCAGGCAAAACATCCATGCCGTCAATACGACCCTCACGAACAGTAAACAAAGTGCGCTCCTCAACAATGCCCAAATAGCTGAACGACAAGTTGAGACTCTCAATAGCAGAACGCAACAACTTCTCAGTAGAAGCAAACACAAACGAGCCGTCATGCAACTGTGCAATACACAAAGGAGAATGCGACAAACGGCCAACCATAAGCACACCACGATTATTCTCGTCAAGCCACGCAACACTAGCGTCGCCGTCAAGCATGTCAAAACGCTCAAAGCCAAACGACTGAACAATAGCAGGAATAACCGCAGTATCAACCTCTGCTAACTTGCCAACAAACTGCTTGCGAACAATGTCATGATTATAAATAACACCATTGTGAACAAGCGAGATCGACTTATCAGGCGACATAACCGGATGATTATTAGCACTAACCTTGACACTACCATGAGTAGCAAGACGAGTATGCAAAACCGCAACACGACTACGCTTATCCATAGTCTTAAGCGACAAACGAGAACCTGCAACATCCTGCTTAAAAAAGCCAGAACCCTTAGCAGACTGCCACGCAACGCCAGAAGCCTGACCGCCACGAGACTCAATACCACACAACAACTCGTGAGCCAACTTACGAGCATTCACCTTAGAAGTAGGCGACAAACTAAAACCTGCAATACCACACATAATATCAATACCAATCCGAGCCATCCGGCTCACTAAAATTACCTAATACCCAATTTTAACCCAAAAACAACGGTCGTGTCAATGGGTTTGGGAAACTTTTTCGGGATAACATTGGCCTTGTGGGGGTTTCGTTATTCCTATACATAGTGTAATGGCCGGTGGGTGGTGTGTCAAGATCAAAATTTCTGGGCAAAATACTTGACAAACGGCCTCCTATATGGTAGGCGAGCTCGATCTTGTGCAAAAATGCTTGACAAAACTGGGCAAATTTGGTAAAATATCGCCCCCTATATAGGCGTTTGAGATCTATAGTGGCATAGAATTTATAAAAATATAGAAAATATTGTGTAATAAATTATGCATAGTCACGATTGTGGGGAAACCAGCTCATTCGTCTGTAGGAGCCCTCGCTGGTTCCCCCCACTTTTTATTTATAGTTAGGATGTGATACATGATAATCATAGATTAGACAAGCTAGAACTGACAATAGCAGTTCTAGTAGTAGTAGGATTCATAACATATGCTGTAGTAATAATTACAGCAATTGCAAATACGCAAGGAAAGGCATTCTAATCCAAACAATCCAACAATGGCGCGAAATCGCCAAGAAAATGACTCTAGTATACATAAATGCTAGAAACAACACAACAAACACCACAAACAGTCGCGGCGTAGATGATGGAGTTATGCGCTGGGGCCCAATGTGGGATTACAGCAGGCTCGAAGCGGACATAAACGAGGCTGCGGGAAACAAAGATGAAAATGACTGGTTCATACAAACAAGAAGCAGGCAACTTTATCTAAAGCTAGGTGGTCATGGATTTTTCCAAGGCAACACAGAACCAGTAACCCTGCAAAATATGCAAAACAACAGAGCGCAAGTGATTGCTTTGATGGCATACATGAAAGCAATTACAGATGCGACAAGAAGCAGTCAAAGCATAGGATCAAACGAAGTATATGCTTGCAGTTCAATATACCCAGAATCATTGAGTATGAACATCAACTACGAAGCGTATGTAGAAGATATACAAGTTGCAGAAAAACCGCTAGCACAACACAGCACTTACGTGTTCTTCAAAATAATGCAAGAAGTAGTGATCAGCAAAGAAGACTTAGTATGGGCAATAGGCGCATACAAAGAAAAAGTCAAAGAGCTGGAAAGATATAACGAAGTAAAAAAGAGTAGCACGGGTCTTGAAAAAGTGTTTGAAAACAAACCAAAACCAAGACCAACCGAAACTGAAGCACAGCTAGTGGAACTGCAAAACCAGCTGGGCAACGGTCTCACGGCCAGAACTTATGGCTTCGAGATCGAAGTTCCAGACTGCAGAGGTGTCAAAGCACCAAACGGCTTCGAGAAAGGCGAAGACGGTTCACTAAGATCATATAGCGGTTCAGACGACTGCGATTGTGACTGTGAAGACTGCACATATCACAGCTGTGACTGTGACTGGTGCGAGCAACAAAACGACGACCCAGATCACTGCAGTGGTTCAAGTTGCAGCAGTGGCGAAAGTGCAGAATATCGCACAGTCGGCGGTGTCCAAAGGATGAAACACAGCGGAATGTATGAGCTATGTAAAAACCTGAACGAAGAAGATGCAGAGATGAATGATAGTGCGGGCACGCACATCCACGTGTTTGCAGCAGACTTGACAACCAACCAAGTAGGTCAAGTGTTTGCAGCATACAAATGGCTAGAACACATCATGTCAGCAATTGCCGGACGGCAAAACACAAGTTATGCAATGGATTTTCCAGTGTCATATATCGGATCAGCTATCAGAAAAAACAACCCGAGATTAACGCCGGACAAGCCAAGAACAGTAAATGCAACGCCACTGTTCACAAACCGTGGAACAATCGAGTTCAGGCAAATGGACTGCAACCTAGATGCAGACCGCATAAGTGCCTGGGCTTGGATTGTTCGTGGCCTAGTAACACTAGCAAAACGTGGCGCAACAATTGCAAATTACAGACAAGTTACAGACCTGAACAGTCTAGTCAAACTGTTTGCTAAGTTCAATGTTGAGCCAGACAACGAGCACCCAGAACTGATTATCTATGGTTCAAAGAGTGACGACGACAAAGTAGTTAGAATCCAGCACGTAAACACAAGGAACTAGCTGCAGCACCTGAGCAAGTGTATAAACTGCTCACCCATCACTACAAGGAGAAACATGCAACTCATTGCAACATACGGCACAAAATCAGCGGCACAACAGGTATACACGAAACGCACAAAAAACAACAACAGTGATCCGCGAGCCAGATACGTAATCTGCAAAACAACACACGGCTACCAGCTGTGGATATACACAATAGTAGGGAAGTAAAATGAACGACGACCTATCGCAAGGAATCTACCCAGATGTAGTAACCGCGTTCGACGTAGCGCAAGCAGAAGAAGAAATGAATCAAGCAATCACCAACTACGGCAACCTAACATATCTGTTAGGTCAGCAGAGAGCAGAAGCAACAATGCAAGAAAAGAAAACATTCTATGTGTGGCGACAGTTCGACGGAATGATGCGACTCGAAGTTAAAGCCAGCAGCAAAGAAGAAGCAATCGCAATGGCAGAACACCCGTCAAACTCTCGCAACTGGGAAATTGACCACAGCACAATAATCCCAACCGAAGACCCAATGGAAGTAGAGGAAACCGAGTAACATGGCAAAACCAATTGTAATCGCCAACGAAAACGGCGACTGGTGGGAACACAAACCAGGAGAAAAGCTGTATGTGCTAGATCTGAACCAAATGGATCCAGAACAAATAGCCGACCTGGAAGACGAGCTTGACATTCCAAATGGAAAGATCAACCAAGAAATCATGAACCAGGACAAACTGCACAAAGTAATCTGGGACTTCGGATACGAAATCACAACACCAGTCGACAACTCACGAGTAGAGGAACTCGTGGACCACATCAACCACCTGCAAGCGGTAATCCGCGAACTACAATTCGCAAAGAAAGGCGAATAAACCATGTCAGCATTCTACAGCGACGAAGAACTCGAAGCACAAGAAACCGAGTTCCTCGACTATGAATTCAACGAAGCATACAATGAAACAATGGAAGAACTAGCCGAAGAGCTGGTAATCAGCGAAGATGTGCTTCGAGACAACAGCGCAATTGACGAAATCGTGACATCATACATTGAAGACAACCTGACTTGGAGCGAAGCAATCACCAAGATCAAAGACATTCTAAAAGGAGACAACAACTAACCATGGAACTCAAATTCGTATCAGACGAAGCACTAGCAGGACTTACCACCGGCTCAAGAGTCAAGAAGATAATGTGGACCGGCTTTATGGAAGAGCTCTACAAGCACCCAAACAAATGGGCAGAGTTCCCCATCAAAGTCAACTCATCCGCGAGCGCGTATTCAGCAATAGCCCGATTTGCACAAGTCGAAGCTAAACTCGCAGGTGGCAACAACCTGGGCAAAAACCACCCAGACAAAAAGCAGTGGACTGTGTATGTCAGATTCGTGCCAGAAACTCCGGCAAAAATCGAAGAGCCTAAGGCTCCTAGTAAGAAAAAGTAAACACCAGCTTCTACCATAAACGCAGAGTCTTGCAATGCTGGCTACGTGCGCGGCAACACAAAGCGCAAAGTCAAAACCAAACCCCTTGGTTGGTAGTCAGCTAGCAAGCTCCGTGTGGGGGAGATTTCCGCGCCTTCGGAGACGGAAACTCTCCCCCCGGTTTGGGGCTATTGATTGAAAGGTAAATGGAATGTATATACAATCAGATGAACACTACGCATCGTGGCCATACAAAGATATGAATGGCTTCTGTCTTGACATTGGGGACACCGTAAGGTTAGCAACCGACAAAACAGAGTTGTTCAAAATCATTCTGTTCAGTCTTGACTGCGAATACGCGTATGTGATGAATGAACTGAAAAACCTGAGACTACCGGTCAGAAAGATACTGTGGGTCAAATGAGCGCAGTTCTAATTCTAATCATATCGGGATTCACAGGACTATTCACACTCATCGCATTCAGACGAGCAGAAGTGATTGGGCGAGCAGTAGATGCAGACCCAAACCACATACTATTCTCAGCAGAAGAGTTCACCATCGGCGGAATCTTCTTCGGGATAGTAACAGTATGTCTAGTCACGCTAGCCATAATCATTGCAGTAATCGAATCACTCAACCGGCGGTAAAGCCATTTCCTCGCCTTTGAAGGCGGAAATGTCTTCACCTAAATAATGAAAAGAGAAAACCATGACAAACATCATCAAGTTGCCATCATTTGATGGCACCCAAACCGCAGTAACCATTCTCGAGGCTGGAAACTACGAACTCGAAATTCGAGAAATTCGTCAGCAAGCCATCAAGGGTGGCAAGTATGCCGGAAAGCCAGTCCTGAACGTTGGACTAGCGACCAGCACCAACGTGTGGGTGTGGAAGCAGTTGCCTATGTTCGGTATCGAGAAAGATGATATCAAAGGACTAACTTGGCTTCGCATGAGCACGTTGGCTTTCGCCAACGCGACAGGCAGCAAGAAAGGGCTCGACCTAGATGCCCTCATCGGCACGATGGTTGGAGCAGAAATCGGTATCCAGCCACGAGCTGACCGACCTGAAGAGAACCAGAACTTCGTGAAGACCTTCACCAAACTGGAGGCGTAACCTTCACGCAAAAGAGTCCCCTAAGTCCACCCCCTGGGCTTAGGGGATTTTTTTTGCCCCAGGTCAAAACCAAAGAAATCATTTTATATAGACATTTATACATATGGGAGACCCGTCTCCCTCCACGCCCTAATTCTAAGGGTTTTTGAAACAAATCGGGCTGGTTTGGGTTTCCTGGTAGAATTGGGGTAGGAAAAATTTTTCGTTGGAGGTTTTGTATGTCTCGTTCTATTATGGATGATCCGGAGGAGAAGCCGGTTGAGGGTCCGTCGTTGGCGGAGTTGGCCGATATGTTGTTTACGGTGTTTTCGGCTGTGAAGGATGTTGAGGATAAGTTGGATGTGCTTTTGGATGCTGTTGGGGGTTTGCAGGTTCAAGAGGGGTCGCCTTCTGATTTGAGGGGGTTGTGATGGAGCGCAGTAATGGGTTGTCTTTGTTGGATGAGACTTTGATTAGTTTGGCTGCTTCGGGTCGGAGTGGTGAGGAGATTGAGCGTAAGACTGGTATTCCTGCTGAGCAGGCTGTGTCGCATGTTAAGGGTTTGATGCGTCGTCGTGATGTTTGGTCGGATGTTGAGCAGCGTCAGTTGTTGCTTTATGAGTTGAATGGGTTGAAGGATTCTTTGGGGGATGCGGCTTTGCGTTTGAAGGATCCGGAGTCTGCGCGTCTTCTACTCAAAACTTTGGAGTTGATTGGTAAGCGTTTGGATTCGCAGAAAACGCAGTTGGATGTTGAGGTTTTGCGTTTGTCTGAGTATCAACAGGGTGTGTTGTTGAGGGCTATGGATGTGGCTTTAAATTTTGCTAAGCGGGAGTTGTTGGAGCGTTATCCTGAGGTTGGTGCGGCTGAGTTGGATGGTTTGGTTGCTGAGGGTTTGTTTTTGGCGAAGTCTGAGTTGGTGGCTGAGTCGGATGAGCGTTTCTGAGTCTTGTGGGTGTGGTGCGTCGTTTTCGGCGGATCGGCCGAAGGATGAGTTGCGTTTGTTGAATTTGTGGCGTGGTGCGCATTCTTGTTTTGTTGGTGGGGATTTGGTTGTGACTGGTTCTAATGGGTTGGCGGATGTTGCGCCGGATTTCACGGATAAGAATTTGCATATTGGTTTCCGTGGGCAGGAGTTTGATGATGATTGATGATGTGCTTGATGGTGTGATTGGTGATTTGCGTCAGCGGTCTAAGTTGTCGTTGTATCAGAAGGATCCGGCGGCTTGGGTGTTTGATGTGTTGGGTAAGACTGTGTGGTCTAAGCAGCGTGAGATTTTGGATAGTTTGGTGGATAACACGCACACGGCTGTGGTTTCTTGTAATGGTATGGGTAAGTCTGCTATTGCTGGTATGGCTGGTGCTTGGTGGGTGGCTACTCATAATCCTTATGAGGTTGCTTTGATTTGTTCGGCTCCTACTTATCCGCAGATTGCTCGTGTTTTGTTTCGTGAGTTGAAGGATAATCATAAGGCGGCTGCGTTGCGCGGTTTCCCTTTGGCTGGTCACATTAATCAGTCTGAGGAGTGGAAGCTTGATGATGAGTATGGCACGTTGGTTGGGTTTGGTCGTCGTCCGGCTGATACTGATATTGTTTCTGCGTTCCAGGGTATTCACCGCCGTTTTGTGATGGTGATTTTGGATGAGGCTGGTGGTATTCCGGCTGATTTGTATACTGCTGCTGAGGCGGTTACGACTACTGCGGATTCCCGTGTTTTGGCGATTGGTAACCCTGACCGTAGGGGGACCGAGTTTCATCGCATTTTCCGTGAGGATGATACTTGGAATAAGATTACGGTTTCTGCTTTTGATACACCGAATTTTACTGGTGAGAAGATCCCGGAGGCTTTGGCTCCTTTGTTGATTCAGCCTTCGTGGGTTGAGCGTCAGAAGATTGCTTGGGGTGAGGATTCTGCACGTTATAAGTCTAAGGTGTTGGCGGAGTTCCCTGATGAGGATGATACTACGTTCTTTTCGCAGGTTGCGATTGATAAGGGTGTCGATTTGGATATTGTGGAGGATATGAATGTTCCGGTTGTTTTTGGTGTGGACGTTGCGCGTTTTGGTGACGATGATTCTGTCATTTATTCTAATAGGGGTGGGCGACTCCGCCATTTAGCTACGTGGTCTAAGTCGAATGCTGTTGAGTCTGCGAACAGGATTCACGAGTTGGCTGTGGCGCATGGCGCGACTGAGGTTCGTGTGGACGGCACTGGTTTGGGTGCGCCGATTGTGGATATGTTGGCGGCGATGTGCGATGGCAAGTATTTGGTTATTTCTGTTGTTGGTTCCGCTGCTTCACCTGATAACACTCGTTGGCTGAATGCTCGTGCCGCTGGTTATGATTCTTTCCGTGAGGCTTTGTTGCGCGGCCAGCTTGACATTGAGATGGATGATCGTGGTTTGTTGGATGAGATGATGGCGATTAAGTATAAGTTCAGTGCGAAGGGTTCGATTCAGATTGAGTCGAAGGACGACATGCGCTCTAGGGGAATGAAGTCCCCTGACCGTTTGGATGCGGCGATGTATGCGTGCCTTGACATGTCCGCTTTGGTGGGCAACAGGTTTGGTAACGCAAAGCCTGGTGACCAGTTCTTTGCGGATGCTTCTGACTTCAGCTCGGGTTCGACATTTTTGTCGGACTGGGTTTGGTAGGGTATACTGTTTTTATTGAGTTTTTTAATTTTTTGGAGTTCTTTTGAATAATTTTGACGAGTTTTTTGACAACAAAGAGATCCTTTCTGAGTCTTATTCAGATATGACGCGTGTGATGCTAAATATTGAAGATCAGGGCTGGTCTTTGCTGGGCTTGAGCGCACCGGTTGGCGATGCTTTCACTTTGGAGCAGTTGCACGATCTTTCTGAGAAGCTGACCGAGAAGTGCGACGGTAATCCACTGTTGAAGCGCGGCTTTGGTTTGCGCTCGAGTTACGTGTTTGGTAAGGGCGTTTCTTTTGAGGGCTATTCTTCGAGACGCATCGAGAACTTGGTTAACGATATGGCTAACCAGCAGGCCTTGTTCAGCCTTGACGCAATGCTGATTAATGAGCGTTCTAATTTTACTTCTGGCCAGTTTTTTATTCTGGGCGACAATGCGACTAAAAAGTTGCAGCGCATTCCTTTTAAGGAGATCACCGGCTGGGTGACCGATCCTGACGACACTGAGACTTTGCGTTTTATTCGCCGTTCTTGGTCGCGCATTGATTTGAACAACTTTAAGTCAACTGTGCACGAGTGGTATCCAGTTGACACTTACGAGAACCCTCAGAGGGTTTCAACTATTCAGAAGCAGCCGGTCAACTATACGAAGACGATGTTTCCTTTTACAGTGAACCGTCGCACGGGTAGTGTGTGGGGTGTCCCTGACGCTTTCGCTGCTTATCCTTGGGCTTACGCTTACAATGACTACTTGAAGGATGGCGCAAGAATTTTAAAGGCTTTGAGCATGTTTGCTTGGGCTTTGAAATCGAAGTCTAAGTCTGGCACAACTGCTGCGGCTGCGACTATTGCTACTCCTAGCTCTGCTGGTTCGACAGCTATTTTGGGTGCAGACATGGAGCTGGCTTCTTTGCCTCGCACCGGTAACAGTGTGGATCTTGGAAATGGTCGCCCTTTGGCCGCCATGGTTGCTTCTGCTCTTGAGGTTTCGGTTGTGGCACTAATGTCCGACCCTGGAACCTCTGGTGCCTATGGCGTCGCACAGACTCTTGATGTGCCGACCTTGAAGGCGATGCAGGCCCGTCAGAAGTTGTGGGAGCTTTACATGGCTCGCATTTTCCGCTTCTTTGGCGACAAGAAGGTTGCCGTCAAGTGGCCTAAGATGGAATCTGAATCAAGCTACCGCCAGTTGCAGTCTTTGGCGTTGGCCAAAGAGTCTGGCGCGATTTGGATGGACGAGTTCCGCGCATCTGTGCTCGACGAGCTAGACATTGTTGCTTTGCACGATAGTGCACCTGAAGAAATGATGGACATGCCAAGTGGCAACGGAAGCGCTGTTCCTTCACAGGGAAACAGTGGCAGTGTTGGTTCGATGCAGGATAACTCAAACGAGTTGCGCGACATTAACAACTCTGCAACACCGCAGTAACTAAATGTGGTATCATAACATATAGATTGTTAAAATAATTGGAGATTTTATGTCAGTGATTCTTACCGAGAAGATTGGTTTTGATGCACCTGTTTCTGGAAAGAAATGGAACGTCAAGGTCATTGAAGCTGGTTGGGGTTCTTCGGGTTATTACGGCCCTGAGATGCTCAAGACTTACGGCCCTAACGTGTTTAAGGCTGGCACAAAAGTTTACATGAACCACCCTTCTATTGCTGAAGAGTCGGATCGCCCAGAGCGTGACGTTAACCAGTTGGCTGGTAAACTTGTTTCTGATGCAGTTTTTAACAACGACGGCTTGTATGCCGAAATCGAGTTTTACTCACACTTTGCGCCTATCATTAAAGAGATGGCTTCTGATGTGGGTTTGTCTATTCGTGCTTTTGGTTCAGCCATCGCTGGCGAAGCCGAAGGGCGCAAAGGTCCTATCATCGAATCTTTGGAATCAGATCCAATGACGAGCGTTGATGTGGTAACAGTAGCCGGAGCTGGTGGAAAATTTATTTCACTGCTTGAGAGCTACAAAAAGCAAGGTGAGGTTACCGATTTGGTGACTGAAGCCGAAACGGAAGGAAACGAAATGTCTATTTCAAAGGAAGAGTTTGAGGCAGCCCTTGCTGACCTTAAGACTGTTTTTGTTGAGGCACTCGGTCCGCTACGCGAGTCTGTTCAGACTCTTGTAGAGGCAGCCACCCCGGCTGAGGAAACTGAAACCGACGAGGACGCTGCTGAGGAAACTCCAGCTCTCGACCCTGTTGACGTTGCCGAGAAATTTAACGAATCTGGTCTTCCGAAGATCGCGCTTAAGCGTGTCGCGGAAGCCCTAAAGTCTGACACTAACGTCAAGACTGTTGACGAACTTATTGAAGAAGAGAAGGCTTACGCTGACTCGCTTCGTGAGGCCGTCGCCGCCCCAGCTGCTCAGGTTGTAGGCGTAGTATACGAGGCTAACAAAGCCGCAACCACCACACCAGTGGACGAGTATGATGCAATCATTGCTCGCCTAACTGGTAAGTAATCGAAAGGTAAATCATGGCTCTTAATGAGACTTACAAAGATGGCAATGAGCTTGTCCTTCCTGTAGCAAGCACTGTTAAATCAGGCGACTTGGTTCAGGTTGGCGCACTTGTTGGCCTAGCACAGCATGACGCAAAAGTTGGGGAGAACGGTTCATACTACGCCACTCTCAAGTTCAACGGTGTTGTCAAGCTTTCAACCCTAGTAGCAGTGACTGTTGGCGCAGCGGTTTACATGACTTCTGCTGGTGTTATCAATGTTACCGCTTCTGGTAACAAGTTCATCGGTCACGCAGTTACCGCAAAGGCAACTACAACCGCTGGCGACATTTACGTCCGTTTGACTCAGGCTGCGTAAGGATAGGCAATTATGGAAAACATTACATCACGTCAAGTAGAGGCTGCTAAGCTTCTCGAAGGCGCACTTCGCGGCGACCGCAACGACAAGCTAAAGCTTCAGGAAGGTATCTCTACTTCAGACCTACCGATCCAGCTAGCTCCAACCATCAACAAGATTCTTTTTGAGAACTACCAGGCCACCCCAAAGGTGTGGGACCAGTTCGCAACTCGTCTAGTTGTTGATGACTTCCGCAAGCAGCAATACCTAAACCTTCGCTACGAAGATGAGGGTAAGGACAACCAGGGCGACACTTTCCGTGACGGCTCACTTCCTACTGTTGGCGAATACGACGAATACCCAACTGCTGGTTGGTTCTCAGTAACTGAGAGCGACTTCGCAGTAAAGAAGGCCGGTCAGCGTGTGCGCTTCTCATGGGAGGCTGTTGTAAACGACGGCAACATCTCATTGCTAGAGCGTCTACCTATCGAGCTTGGCCTAAAGGCTGCGGGTAAAGAGGACGAAGAAGTTACCAAGCAGCTAGTTTCAAGCTCAGGTTTGAACACTGCCAACTTCAAGTCGGGCAACAACAACCTCTTCTCGGGTAACGGTGCACTAACTCTAACTAACCTAGAGTTGGCTATCGAGGCTGCAAACCTTCAGCAGTATAACGGCAGACTGATCCAGCCTGTAAGCCAGTTCGCATTGGTAATCCCACGTGCGCTTGAGCTTACTGCACGCAAGATCCTTGCTGTTCAGACTGTTGAGACCTCATCAACTACTGGCTCAATCTTGACAAAGACCATCACTGGTAACCCAATCGGTTCACAGGTGACTATCGTTGTTAACGACTGGATCACAAAGATCAACCCAAGCGCCGGTGCTTACTGGTTCTTGATTCCAGTGCCAAGTGCTTCACTTAACCCAAGCGTTGTGCTTGGATTCCTTCGCGGATTCGAGGCTCCTGAGCTTCGCGTTAAGTCAGCATCGGGTGTTGCACTAGGCGGCGGCGCTGTCCCTGAGGCTTATGGCTCATTCGACAACGACGACTGGCAGATGCGAATCCGCCACATCGCAACTGGTGGATTCTTTGTTCCTGCCGGAACAATCGCTTCGACTGGTGCAGGTAGCTAATACCTCGCACAAAAGAATTGCCCCCAACTTCGGTTGGGGGTTTTTCTTTTGCGGTATACTTGTTTTGTCCCACCCCTCCTTTGGGACAGCCCACTCCGTTGAGCCTCTGTTCCGGAGTGGGCCTTTTCTTTTTAGGGTATAATTTATATTATGGTTTTCTTTCCCGATAGCAATCTTCCGGCACAGTCACAGGACTGGGCTGATAAGGTCGAATCTGAAATTAATAAGCTAGACAAGAGAAAGCCTGGCGTTACTAATAACGGCAGCAGTGCTCCTGGTGATAGCGGTTCCGCTGGCACTCCTGGGCCTGCTGGTCCACAAGGTCCACAAGGTCCGCAGGGTGAGCCTGGTGCTGATGGTGCAAATGGTGCTGACGGCGCTCCTGGAATTCAGGGAATTCAGGGCATGCCTGGAATCCAGGGCGAGACCGGAGCTAAGGGTGACACGGGAGCTCAGGGCGCAAAAGGCGACCAGGGCATTCAAGGTGTCCAGGGAGAAACTGGCCCTAAGGGCGACACTGGTGCGCAAGGCATTCAGGGTATCCAGGGCGTTAAGGGCGACAAGGGAGACACTGGTGCTCAGGGTGCGCAGGGCGAACAAGGCATTCAAGGCGTTAAAGGCGACACCGGAAACACTGGAGCTCAAGGCGTAAAGGGTGACACAGGAAACACCGGCGCTACCGGAGCTCAGGGGCAAAACGGTTTCTCTGCTTACCAAGTTGCACAGATCGAAGGCTTCACTGGCACCGAGGCTCAATGGCTTGAGTCTTTGCAAGGTGCGGATGGGCAACCATACGGTAACATTGATGGTGGTAAAGCAAATAGTGTTTATGGCGGAATTAGTCCACTTGTGGGCGGAAATGCGGGTAGCTTCTAATGGCTGTGCAGATACAATTAAGAAATGACACGGCGGCAAACTGGACTGCTGCAAACCCGATACTTGCTGTTGGTGAGATTGGTCTTGAGTCCGACACAAACAAATTTAAAATTGGCAATGGTAGTCAAGCGTGGAACTCAAGAACTTACGCTGGGCTAGTTGGTCCACAAGGTGAGACAGGCGCAACGGGTGCGACTGGAGCAACGGGCGCAACAGGCGCAACAGGTCCGAAGGGTGACACCGGCGCAACTGGAACATTTGACGGAACAACTATTGATGGCGGAACGGCCTAATCTGATAGAATGGATCTATAATGACTACTCTTCCATCAAATGTTGGCTACGGCACTGTCGTTGGCCGTTTTCTTCTTGCTCACGCTGACGGTGACGACCTGGATGTTTTTCCTGATGGCGTTCCAGCCAGGGGAAGCATTCTACTAACACCCTCAGCGCCTTACGTTAAAAACGTGACAGCATCACCGGCTCCTGTAACAATCTTGCCTTCAACAATTGAGTGCCCGCTCGATTCTGAGGGTTACGTTCTTGGCCCAGACAACACTCGCGGCGTTCGCCTAGTTGCAACAAACGACACAGACAACAACCCTGTTGACTGGAGCTGGAGGGTAGACTTCCGCCTAACCGATCAGTCGGACACCCCAACTCGTGGCATTCCAACATTTTTCTTTCAGCTGGCCCAAAACACAACAGTTGATTTAACAACAGCATCCCCCGTGCCGGACTCAAATGGGGTTTACTACCTAACCGGACCCACCGGCGCTACTGGTGCAACCGGCGCTACTGGGGCCACAGGTGCTACTGGACCTGGCGTCCCATCTGGCGGAACAGCTAATCAAATACTTACTAAAGTTAACGGAACAGACTACAACACTACTTGGTCTAACACTATCGATGGAGGCACGGCCTAATGCCAGTTCAAACAATAATCAAGCTACGCAGAGACACTGCTGCTAACTGGGCTTCAACTAACCCAACACTTGCCGCTGGTGAGCAAGGCTATGAAAGCAACACTGGCCTATCAAAGATTGGTGATGGTTCGACAACTTGGACCGCTTTGCCATATGCTTCTGTCTCTAGAATCACCGAAGAAGTTAAAAACTCAACTGGTTCTACAATTGGAAAAGGTAAAGTTGTTTACATCTCTGGCGCAACCGGAGATAATGCTCTAATCACACTTTCAGATGCTGACAGTGAGGCCACTTCAAGCAAGACCTTAGGTCTAACCGCCGCAAGCATAGCTGATGGCGCTACCGGAATGGTTGTTTGCGAAGGTCTCCTTTCTGGCGTCAACACCGGCTCTGCAACCGCCGGCCAGTCTGTGTGGCTTTCTTCTACCGCCGGAGAGTTTGTTTTTAACGCACCGCCAGCAAAGCCAGCCCACTCGGTTTACTTGGGTGTTGTTATTCGTGCACACTCTGTTAATGGTGAGATTCTTGTCAAGGTCCAGAACGGCTATGAGCTTAACGAGCTTCACGATGTAAACGCTCCTTCTCCAAGCGACAATAACGTTTTGGCTTGGGATTCAGCTACCTCAATGTGGACCAACCAGACGGCTGCTCAGGCTGGTCTTGCTACCGCAGCAAACCCGACTTTCACTGGCACTCTTAACGCCGCTGCTGTAAGCATCTCAGGCAACCTAACCGTTGGCGGAACAACTACAACTGTTAATGCTCAAGACCTTGTTGTTGAAGATCCTCTAATTTATATTGCTGAGGGGAACTCAAGCAACGTTGTTGACGTAGGTATTGTCGGCTCTTTTAACAACGGAACTTATCAGCACACTGGTCTTGTGCGAGACGCTTCTGACAATAAGTGGAAGCTTTTCCGTGGAGTCACTGACGAACCGACCACCACGATTAACTTCGCCCAGGGAGCCCTTGACACCCTAGCCGTTGACACAATCGAAGCAACGTCAGCCACTATTGGTGACGTATCAAACACCGAACTTCAGTATCTTAATGGTGTAACCTCTGCCGTGCAGACACAGCTTGATGCTAGAGTTCCTAAGAGCGACTTTTCTGCAAAGGGTGTTATCCTTGTGGGCACTGGTTCTGGGACTTTTGTTGCGCAAAGCGTTGGCACAAATGGTCAGGTTCTAACCGCTAACTCTGCTCAGGCAGATGGCGTTGAGTGGACAACGTTCTCCGCTGGAGACGCTAGCACTTCGGGGACACTGGCGCAGTTTGCAGCAACAACTTCTTCTCAGCTTGCTGGTGTGATTTCTGACGAAACTGGTTCTGGCGCTTTGGTTTTCGGAACCTCTCCAGCTGTAAGCTTTGCCACCCTAAGGTCACCGAAAGAAATAACCACAGTATCGGCAACTGCCGCAACTGGCACGATAAACTATGACCAGCAAACACAGGCAGATCTTTTTTACACATCAAACGCGAGCGCAAACTTTACCCTGAACTTCAGGGGCTCTTCAAGCGTAACGCTAAACAATTCAATGGCAACTGGTGAAACAGCAACGCTTGTTTTCAGGAACACTAACGGCACTACGCCTTATTACCCAACAGCTTTTTCAATTGACGGAACTTCTGTAACGCCTAAGTGGCTTGGCGGAACCGCACCGTCAGCAGGAAACGCATCATCAATTGATGTTTACTCATTTGTAATAACCAAAACGGCGAGCGCAACATTCACAGTTTTGGCTTCAGTATCTAAGTTTGCTTAGTAGGTAAAAATGCCACTATTTACTTTATTCGCTGCAGCCGGGGCAAGGGCCTACGGCTTTATGCAGTCAATGAAAACGGCTATTGTGGACGCCTTCACAAGAACGACTTCAGGTTCGCTAGGCAGCTTCTGGACAAACGTTCGTGGCACCTGGTTCGCTAATGGCTCCCAAGCTCAAAGCAACGATGCGGCGAGCAACTACTCGCTAGCAAGCGCAACACTTTCTTCAAACAACATGGTTGTCTCTGCGACTATTGGGGCTGGAACTGGTGTGGGTTTCTGGGTTTCAGATGCAAACAACTGGTGGTCTGCTGCCTACACAAATAACTCGTCAAGCTATTCTTGTAACTGCCAGACTTGCACCAGCTACTGCTGTAACAGTTGCACGGTTACGGATTGTGGCGCTTGCGGATCATATTATCAATGCTCCTCTGGTTTTGTTTGTCAAGGCACTAAGTGCTGTGTTGGATTCAACACAGTAATTGGTAACGCTTCATTGGTTTGCAACAGTTGTATGACTTACAATAACTGCGCTGCTTGTGGCTCGTATGCTTGTGGAACCTACTCTTGTAACTGTCAAACTTGCACAGACATATTTCATTACCTTAGGCTGTCACGCTCACTATCTGGCACTGTAACCACCTCAGTGGTTAGCGACGTTACGCTAAACCAGGCGGCAAACTCAATTAAAGTCACAACTTCTGGTGATTCAATCACAGCAGTCGCATACTCTGACTCTTCGATAACAAACGTAATCGGAACGATAAGCACAACGCAGTCTGGCGCAACAAAGGCGGCCAAGGCTGGTATAATTAAGGTTCCATCAACATATACGCAAAGCTCAACAGTTGATAACTTTGCGGCGGAAGGATAAAAATGGCGGAGACACAACACCAACACCAGGAGGCAACACAAATACCGGAGGACAGCTTCTCGGTTGCATTCATTATCGACGGAGTTGTGCAAGACGTTCTTCACTCTGAAGCAAGGCTTGCAGCAATATTCCTCAGCGATCCTGTAATGGTTGAAGTGACTGACTGGTATCAAGCAAGGACAAACACTTCACAGAATCTTGTTGGCGCAAGTTATCAGAACGGCGAATTCACATTGCCGGAGACCACCGAAACTGAAAGTGCCGTTGGTTCCTCAATATCCCCAAGACTAAACCCTTCGTTTGTTTGGAACAATGACTCTCAAACCTGGGAGCCACCTATTGCTTACCCAACTGACGGAAAGAATTATCGCTGGGATGAAGAGACAATTTCTTGGGTCGAGATCACCGAAGACCTAGAGACTATCATTGCGGAGATGGAGCAGGGCTAATGGTTGACCCATTCGAGAGGCCGGCGCGACCTTGGGATATGCTCAACAAAAACATTGGCAGGGTTGAGACCGAAATCGCCACAGAGCGACTAGACATATGCAAAGCTTGCCCGCTTTACATTCCATCAACTCACCAGTGCAAAGACTGCAAATGTTTTATGGACATGAAAACAAAACTACCAAACGCAGAGTGTCCAATTGGTAAATGGGGTCAAGTTAAGATCGATTTCAGAGAACGCAAGTAAGGTATAATTAACTCATGCCAGTAATCCCAGACCTATACCCACCAGACTACGCTACCGTGGTAGGTCAAATTCGTCTACTGATTCCAGACACCGAGCAGCTGGACGACCTGGCCAATCCTTCTGCGGCTGACGCATACATTTTTAGCGACTCACAAATCCAAGCGTTTGCTACCCTTTACGGCAACAACGTTAAACGTGCCGCAGCCCAAGCAAAGCTTGTCCTTGCAACCTCTGAGGCTTTGATCAACAAAGTTATCAAGAGCTACGATTTCTCAACCGATGGCGCAAAGCTTGGTGCGGAACTTCGCGCACAAGCCAAGCAACTACAGGACGAGGCCGACAAGGACGACTTGATGGACTCCTACGAGTCTTCGCTAACTATCGTGCCACTGACGGTTAAGTGGGATAATGAATGGCTTTAAATACTCGTGGAGCTTTAGATCCTCGCTGGCAGTTTCATAACAGGCTTGTAGAGAAGTCGATAGCCCTAGCTTCTATTCAAATCTACAACCCTGCAACGGCTGGCAGCCAATACAACGCCACAACCAACACCTGGAACAACACACCTTCCGTGCTTTGGCAGGGCAAGGCTCGCATTCAGCCACGCTCAGCAACCGCAAGGCTTGGCTCTATGGGCACAGTTATCTCAGCAATTGATCCTGGGGCTTCTCAAATAGTTGAGGTTCACATTGGTTTGCGAGAGAACCAGCTGACCGGCTCTAACGGCGCTATGCCGGATATTCGACCAGGCCACCGCATGAAGGTCACCAACTCACCGCTTGACCAGGCTTTGTGCAATTTTGAGTTTGTTGTTCGTGGGGTTTTGAACGGCTCTAACCCTTGGCATCGCACGCTGCTGTGCGAGGTGAACCAGGAGCTGAACCCAAACAATGACTAAATTTAAATTAACTGGCGTCATTTCCCCTGAATACATTTTAAAGAAAAGCCCTGCAGCCCAGAAGCTTGCTAAAGAGCTCAGGTTGGCTGTTAGCCGCGCAGGCATGGCTGGCGCTAAGGCTATGCGTGAACGCATCTTAGATAGCCCCACAGGCACGGACTGGCACATCAAGCGTAACGCCTGGCGTGGCATGAACCGCCCCTCAATCAACGGCAAAGACGGTGCAGTAAACAACTCTTGGGGTTCTCGTCTCGAAACCGGAAACATGTATAACAGTGTTTCTGCAAACTATGGAAAGATCGTTCCTGGTGTAGACAAGAGACGTATGCAAAGCATTCAGGGCGGTTTTGGTTGGCCCGCTACACGGGATGGTAGAATTAAGCCAGCCCCCTCACGGCCGTTGAATAGAAGCCGCAGACCAGACACAGACAACTGGGGGTCGGATAGAAACTATTTTGAATTCCAAGAATATGGAATAGGTGTTCCACCTATGAATGCAACAGGGGCCGGTATGGAAGCAGCTCGCAAAAAACTTATTGAAGAAATCAACAAGCTGAGGAGAAGGTAATGGGACTATCGCTACTACCTATCGAAGATGAAATCATTACGCGTCTAAAGCAGTTACCGCAAACCGTTTACGAAAATGGCGTCCCAGACGATGCACAGTTGCCATACTCTAACGGTGCAATGCTGCCGTTCCTTGTGCCCTTCTTTGGTGGGTTTGCAAAAGCACTAGACGGCCAAGGCATAGTTTCTTCAAGGCAAAATCTTGGGGAAAGCTACGTTATCATTCAGTGTGTTGGCCCAACCGAAAGATCAAGCCGACAAGTAGCAGATCTTGTCCGAGACAAAATGATGGGCTTCAAACCAAACGACGCAGGTGAACTTACGCCTGCCGGCAACTCACGTTTTATCACACCAGATTTCACATCGCGTCCAGCAAAATACATCTCAGAGGTAACTTTCAGATATGCTGTAAACACAAATGTGGTATTATAGTATAGATTAGGAAGGACTACCCTTGGCACTTTTCAAGCACAAGCCGACTGGCGCTATTATTGAGCGACCAGCCCACTACGCAACACACCCAGTTTTTGGCAGAAACCTAGAACCAATTACGGACAAGGAAACTGCAGAAGCCCCAAAGGCTAAACCGTCGCCAACTGCAACCAAAGCAGAAGGCGGAGCAGAAAAGGGCGTCAAAGCCCCCGAGGAGTCAAACGCTCCAGAACAAACCATCGAGAAGGAAAACTAATGCCAAATACTAAAATGCTACGCCCAAATGTGGGCATTTATGTTGCCGCTGCAGATGCGTTCGCTGACTGGACGGCTCCAACGCTGACCGAGATCACCGCCGCAGCTAAGGTGTTCAACATTTCACCAGCTGTAACCGACGGCTACACCCTGAACATGACCGACTCACAAGCAGACAACTCGCTTTCTGTTGTTGACAACGCAGACGTTCAGACCCCAACCTACTACAACTACGAAGCATCAATGGACGTATTCCGTGACGCAAACCTAAGCGCAACCTCTGTTTACAACAAGGCACGCGACTTGTTTGCAGCACCTGACGTCAAGTATTACTTGATCAAGCGTGTTGGAAAGACTCACGACGCAGCTTTTGCGGCTGGCGACGAGATCTCAATCTACGGCGTAAAGACTGACTTCCCTGTTGACATTGTTGGCGATGGCGAGATGGTGCGTCTAGGCGCACGTTTCCTCACCACCGGTGAAGTCAAGGTTAACGTTGCAGTTGGAGCAGGAACCGCAGGAAGCGGCCCAGCACTTGCATCAACCATCGGAACCAAAATGACCTCAAACGGTAAGATCCGTGTTGACTGGCTAGACATTTCTGATGTAGCCGACGAGGCTGCTTTCCTTGCAGCACCAGACGCATCACTAATCGAAGCAGAGGCTGTAAAGCTAACCTCTTCAATCGCATGGGACAGCTACAACCTAGGTTCAACTGACTCAAACAAGATTGACGACCGTGGAATTCTTGACGAGGGACAGGTTCAGACTCGCGGTTTCGCGCAGTTTGACGCTTCTCTAATGTTCTTCCGCGACGCAGACAAGGCAGCAAGCAGCGACTACAACACCGTGTTCAACACTTTCAAGGCAGCAACTGACGGCTCACGCCCAGAGGGTTACTTGATCGTTCGCATCGGTGTCGCAGCAGGAACTGCACACGCAGCAACCCAGAAGGTGTCAGTCTACAAGTTCATCGCAGATGCAGTTATGGACAACACCGAGGGTGAAGACAGCGTTAAATACATGGTTAACTTCATGCCTCAGGGCAAGCTAGCGGTAAACGTAGCAGAAGTAGCTTAATAAGCTGTGGGGGAGGCATTTGCGCCCATTTGGCCTCCCCCACTTCATCACCTCTAAAACGGCGTTTAACTTTACTAGAATAGGCGAAAAATGAGCGAAGAGAACACAACTAAGGATGCCGGAGCGGAAGCTCTGGAGCTTGCCGAAGAGGCACAGTCCAAGAAGGTTTTTAACCTGGCGGACGCAATCAAGGGCCGAGCCCTCCCACAGAAAACTGTGACGATCTTTCTCGACGAAAACAGCGCGATGGCTCTTGTCGAGATTAATGACCTTATGAACGAAACAACCGATGCCGAAACCCTTGCGAAGCTTGAGGCTGAAGCAGATGAGCTTAAAGCAAAGATTAACGAATCTGCTTTGACGGTTGCGATGCGTGGCGTAAACCAGAAGACCATTGAAGAGGTCTCCGACATGTGCAATGAAAAGCACAAGGTTAAAGAGGGCGAAGGCCCCTCCAGCCTTGACTGGATGGTTGACTACATCGTTACCCTGGTTGCTAGGAACATTGTTTCGATTACTACGGGCGATGGCGAAACCGATGAGGGACCTTTTGACTTTGACAAACTGAACGAGATACGCGGCTTCATCCCGACGGCCGAATGGAACAAGCTGGTTGAGACTATGCAGCGTTTGACTCTTGCCGGTGGATACTTTGAGCAACTAACGGATGCAGGTTTTTTACAGAAGTCCTAACTTGGGAACATAACCGAGGTTATGTAACTAAGCTTAGGGCAGCCATCGAGAATGGTATCAGACCGGTATCAATGCTTTTTCACGAGCAACCAACCGATCCCTGGACCAAGTTTGACTTCCTTCTTTTAGAGTCGTATCAAATATTGCAGGATGAAACCTGCCAAATGTGCGGCAACCCTATCTGGATTTGCCGCAACGAGTTTGCTGACAACGTGGGCTTTAAGATCAAAACAACCAAGTGCTTTGCCAAGGCTGAGCTGGATAGGCATGCCGAGCAGCAGGAGAAAAAGAAGTCAAAGTCTAAGAAGCACGGCGAACAAGAGTATGTGCTCGCCTACACTTATGATGGCTCTGACATGCCGACGAGACTTTCTTATTACAAAAACCTAGCGGAAGTGGCTAAGCAGATCGAATCCGATTAGTGTATAATAAGTATTATCACTATATCGCTAGGATGGACAATTGGCTGACAAAGACTTAAGCATAAGCATTGGCGTCGATCTTAACATTGACGAAAAAGCCGCAGCCAAAAAACTAGACGACGTAGCTCGCAGGCTTGGCACAACTGGCGAAAAGATGCTCAAGGATTTGAACATCGAAATCAATGTAACTAACATTGATAAGGTCCAAGCAAAACTTCAAAGACTTGTTGGTAGTGTATCGACAGCCCAAGAGGAGCTTAGTAAGTTCAATGAGGACTTCAGCATGCTTGGCGCTCTTTCCACCCCGGGCCCAGCAGCAAATGCGTTTTATGCGAGACTAAGAGATGGTCTTGGGCTTACAGAAAAAACAAATGATGCACTTACCCGACAGCTGAACCTTAGGCAAAGAATTGCCAAAGAAATTTTTGACGACCCAAACCAAGACTTTAGCGTTGGCCGTTTTGTTCGACCAGACAACTTAAAGATAAAGTCTTACGCCAAAGGCCAGAACAATCAGGTTGAAAAAGAACTTAAAGACTTTAACTCAGCTCTTGAGGATGCCCTGAGCGATGGCCTTGTAAGCGAACGTGAACTTGACGATCTTCGTGAAAGCGGAGATCTTCTTAGCGCGTCAATTATGGAAATTAATGACGCTGTTGAAGAGTTCGCTTTTGGATCAGGTGAAATTTCCGACAGCATAAAGAAAATAAACAATGCCCTTGCGGATGCCGTTCAAGTGGCTGTGGTTGAAATTAAAGACGAATTTGAGCTTCTACCAAACACGGTCATGGATAAACTAGATAGCTCGGGCAAAGTCTCAGAAGACCTACAGCAAGGAGCGGTTGATCTTGCAGTAATTCTAAACAAAATCAACGACGGCCTTGTGCTTACAGAGACAGAACTTGAAAAAGTTAAAAACATCAAGTTTGCTGACGTGCTTAACGAAGATAACGTCAAGACTGGAATCAAGCCAATCATTGATGCTGCAACGTTCCTGAGCGCATACAACAAAGTTCTTGCTGAAAACCCTCTACCAACTGTGGGCATTGGAAACATTAAAAGAGAAGACAGGCTTAAGGCCTCAAAGTATGAAGCCAAGCAATTCCCCAAAGGTATCGAGCAGGCCAGCGATAAAGTTATTGATTCCTTCGTTGAAAAACTTGAGAAGGTAATTGATGAGCCTGGAGGCGAAGACAGGGCCAGAAGAAGATTTGAAGAAATACAGACAAGCTTTTTTGACGACGTGCTTCAAAGGGCTTTAACAAGAGCCAACAGTGCCTCTGCGGAAAGATTTAATACTTTTGAAGAAGACCCGGTTTATGGTTATGCGCCAAATGCAATACAACCTGGCAAGGTAGATGATGCAAACATTGGGCGTCGCTATGTTGATGAAGATGTTGCAAAGTTTATTTATCAGGAGATGCTTAAAGCTGGACTCCATCCATCAACTTTTGCGGCTTTAGCGCCTAACACATTTTCAAAAAAATTTGGCGAAAACATAGGCGTCTCAGAAGGCGGCCCAGCCGGATATAACGTTCAGGATGTGCTCAGAGCGGCTAGGAGCGCAAGTTTCCCTACGGGACTTGGACGCCAAGACATACAAATATCGCCATCGGCAGCCGGAGACCTTAGTGTTCCGGCCGCAACATTCTCTATTGTAAACCAGGTTCTTTCAAACCCTGCAATTCTAAAAAAACTAACAAGCATAACGCCGCCCACCCTAGAGTCAAGAAAAGGTCAAGCGTTTAATGAGCTGACCGCCACCAATAACGGATACCCCTGGAAAGGTATCATGAAAGAGGCAACTGACCTTGCCTACGCGATTCGCTTTGTTGAAAGAATTAAGGAAGAAAAGCTAGACAAGCCAAGCCCTAACGATCTTGCGCGTCAGCGTGCAATTGAAGAAGCCAGGGCTGCAGCTAATGCGCCAGCAAAGCCTAACATTGATATTCAGCGGAGTGTTGCTATTGCTCGTCGCAGGCAAGAAGAAGAGGCTGCTGGAGATAAAGGCCCAAGAACTCTTCAAGAAAAAGCTGCAGACAAAGCATACGGCCAGGCGCAGGCTAGGTTAATTGCTCAGCGCCGCGACAGGATCCGTAAAGACGCAGAAGCCTTCGACAAGGCCTGGGATGAGGCACACGCTGAGGAAGCTAGGCGTAATTCTGGAGCGCCTGCGGTTGTTGAGTCTAAGCCTGAGATTAAAGCTAGCGTGCAGAAGCGCGTTGCCAAAAAGGTCGAGGCAATTGAGGGGCAGATCGAAGAGGCTGCGGTTGCTGAAACTAAAGGAAACACCTCGACAACAGCACCATCGGCCAGCACAGCGGCTGCCTTAAAGCAAACTAACTGGCTTGATGATGCCAAGACAAAGCTTTTGGCGGCACAGGAAGAGTCAGCCCGTCAGGGTAAGCCTTTCTCAGTTGCGCTGGACACAGAGTTTAACAGAAACACTAAACAGTCAGTAAATGAACTTAGTGCAGTTTTCAGGAACGCTGCCGGCGACTTTGAGGAAATCTTTTCCTTCATACACATCCCTTCTGACTATAAGCAGATGGGTAAAAGGTTTGGCGGAGAGACCGACGAGAGCTACCGTTCAAGAGCCAAGTCAGCCGAGGATCTAGCTGCTCGCGCAAAGGTTCTTGGCTTAGACCCAAGCAAACTTGGGGACATAGAAGATCCGGAACTAAACTTCCAGATGCTTAGGAAAAAGACCGCATCTCTTGTTGGCCTACTTGAGCTTCTTCAAAATCTTAACATTCCAATAACTGGCAGCAATGTTGCAAGCGCAGAGGGCAGCAACATTGGTGAATTGATTAAGTTTGTAAACGAAATGTCTGCCGCTAGGGGGCTGTCACAGTTTAAAACCCCGACCAACCTGAAGCAGGGCGTGTGGGATTCAACCCAGCAATTCAAGAAAGCAAAAGACAATCCAGAAATTGCAAGCATACTTGGCCCAACCGGCAAGGGCTTTGGCTTACAAAAGCTTATTACTGGTATTGCTGAATCTACTAATCTAAAGCACCAGGAATGGTTGTCGAAATATTCTAATGTTTTCAGAATGGATCCAACTAAGGGTTCTCAGGTAAAACTTCCTGGAACTGGTGAGCTTCCAGCCCACTATGCCGCAGCCGATGCGGCTATGAGCCTTATTGTTCAGGACTTCTTTGACACATTTGCCGAAACGCTTTTGCGTATGGAGCAGATAACTATTCCAGCTTCTGGTTTGCCTGGAAAGCCTTTAGCTTCTGGTGGTGGCTCTGGTAAGCCACCTAGCCAACCCCCTGTGACTTCTGGCGCAGCTGATGAAGATCCGATGGCGAATAGGGCTGTTGCTAATGCGCAGAGGGCATTCCACGCAAGGTCAGAATACAATAGGATGCTTGCTGGTCTTACCCGAGATGAATATAAGATAGCAACAGATAGGCTGAGGCTACTTCAGAGCGACGCTCAGCAGGTTGAGATTGCAACTCAGCTTATTGCTCGAGAGTCTGCTATCAAGGATAAGCGAACTGAGCTTGCAAAGCTTCGCTTGAGTGCGCCGGATTCTGCGGAGTATAAGGCTGTTCGTGACGAGGTTTCCAAGCTTGATGATGAGATTATCAAGCTTACAAACGCCGGTCGCAAGAACGAGGCTGCCGTTGTTGAGAGAACCTTGTCCGAGGGTCGCTACAAGCAGATGCAGGAGCAGGTTAGGCTCAATACTCGCAAACAGATTGATACCGACTTCGAGAGAAGCCAGGCTGGCAAGCGGTTCTCTGCGCAGATCAAAGCGAATCTTAAGGCAGAACTCGAGGCCTCAAAGGCCGTGCAGAAAGCTAACCGCGAACAAGTAAACCAGTGGGTTACTGCTCGCTACGCCTTGTATGATGTTGGAAACTTCTACCAAAACCTTTCACAGCAACTGTTTGGTTTAACCAGACAAATCCTCGGCACCACAGGGGCTTACAAAAAGTTTGAAACTTCTTTTACTTCTGTTGAGCGTGCAATGCAGCTCGCTGAGGACGCTTCTGTTGATATGCGTAATCAGTTCATCGGCCTGTCTGAGGTTCTGCCTATAACCTTTGAGGATCTTTCAAAAATTGCTACCCTCGGTGCCCAGATGGGTATTAGTGCTGGTGGCATTAAGCAGTTCACTCAAACTGTTGCAGAGTTCTCGGCTATTACGTCAATTAGCGCGGATACTGTTGCACAGAAGTTTGGTCGCATAGCTGAGCTTGCAAACATTGATTCTTCGCAATTTGCAAACCTCGGCTCAGCTGTAGCCTACGCCGGTATTAACGCAGTTGCTACAGAGTCTGAAATCCTGACACTTGCAGAGTCAATTGCTGCAGCATCTGAACAGTCCGGTTTCATGCCTGAAGAAATTATTGGTATGTCTACAGCTTTGGCGTCGGTGGGTATTCAGGCCGAACAGGCGCGTGGTGTATTTACCCGTGTGTTTGCCGACATTGACCGTGCGGTCTCTAGGGGCGGCTCTGAGCTCGATAATTTTGCAAAAGCTTCGGGCATGTCTGCTAAGGATTTCGCCAAGCAGTGGGGAACCGAGGGTGAAACTTACAATGTTTTCCGTAGGTTGCTTGGTGGTCTTGGCGGAAGTGGCGATCTTACAAAAACTTTTGACTCGTTAAACATTGTTGAGACTCGAGAGATTAATACACTTACCCGTTTGGCTAACAACTTAAACGTTGTTGACCGTGCGGTTTCAGATGCCAACGCATCTTATGCTGAAGGTATCTTCTTGTCACAGTCTTTCGCAAAGACTAGCGACAACCTTGACTCTCAACTTATAATCTTCAGAAATAACCTTGACTCCTTCTCTGCTTCATTCAGCAAGGTCTTTGGAGAGTCACTTAAAAACACTGTTAAAGTTGGTTCTGAGTTCTTGAACTTCCTCAAAGGCGCTTCGGAGTCGCCGTGGGCGCAGGGTCTTTTGCCTGCAGCTGCGGCAATAACCGCAATTGGTGCTGCTGCGACTTTAGCAACTGCTGGATTTAGTAAACTTATTGCGCAGATTTACGCATTTAGAGTTGCCCAGATTAATGGCATGAATGCTTCGGGGACAGATATTACCAGTCTGAGTGGCAGAATTAAGCAACTAACTGGCGCATACTCTGATCTGGTTGAGGTTCGTGGTGGCTTGCGCGGAGTGGGCACGGTTGAGGATAAGGGTGTTGTGACTCCGGTTACTTACAACGCTGGCGCTCAGTTCAAGGCACAGAAAGATGCTTTGGCTGATTTGGCTAAAAACAGAGATATCGCCTCTGCAAGAAACATCATTAGTCTTGCTAAAGAACAGGACCTACTTAAGAGTAGTAACATTCTTTTAGTTACCGCAGCCAGCACTAAGAAAGCAGATATTCAAGTTGCCAGGGCTCAGGCCGACAGCATCCAACGCGCCATTGAAAACCAGAAAATGCAAAACGCCGCTTTGGTTGAGCGTTTCAAGATCGACGAACTTGGCCAGGCAAAGCTTGCAAACAAGAGTTTCTTTGTAGAAATAATTGACAACGAAGCTGTTGCCATCACGCGCGGCACTGTTGCACAAATAGATAATGAAATTGCTAGCGCAAGAGCTGCTGGAACAAAGAACATTGAAGCAGAAGCTCGTAGAAGAAACATAAAAGAAATGAACCAGGAAACCGTTGCCGCAACAAGCGCAGCAACCACATTTGGCTCAAAGGTTATGAACGGTGTTTCAAAAGCTCTTGGTGTTGTCGCAATTGCTGCAACCGTTGTTTCAGCCGTAGCAATGATTGTTGCTGCGATTGAAGATGCTAACAAAATTAAGTTACTTGAAAGTGGCGGTGGCGTTCAGTCATTGCGTGAAGCAATTGCGCAAGACACAGAAATCTGGAAGAAAACCGGAGAAGCGGTTAGCAAGGTTGAGGTTCAGTATGCAGACTTTACCGCAGAAACCTATCTTGCGCACGATGCAATTGTGGAGGTCACTGGTGCAAACAAAAACCTTAAGAGCGCTACTGGTGATGTTACCGAAAGCATTAAGACCCAGACCTTGGCGATTGGGCAGAACACTAAAGAGTGGATGCTAAATGCAATTATTGGCAACGAAAAGGTCAATGGTTGGCTTGAAGAAAACCCTGGTTTGTTTAGTCAGGCGGAGGCTGCTCTTCGGGATTATGGAAGTAGCTTTAGTCAGGTTATAAACGAAATTGTTCGAGACCCTAAGGGTGGCGGAGAGGTTGCGGCTCTTTCAAAGATTGATGGCGCAATTGAAAAGGTTAGGAAAAAGGCTGCTGCCTATTTCCGAGAGTGGAGCCTAAACAACCCAGACGCCAAGCGTGGCTCTAACCCTGGAAAAGTTTATGTCGACATGCTTAACCAGCAGAAGGCTCTTGAGCGTGTAAAGCAGATAGTTCGTGAGATTGCTTTGGCAATGTCTCAGGGTCTTGACACAAGCGCCTTGAGAGCCTCCCTTAGCTCGGCGCTTGGTGTTGTTGATGAACTTGATGGTGGAGTTAAAGAGCTTACTGGAAGCGTTAAGACACTGACTCAGTGGGCTGGCGAAGTCGGTCAGGTTATGCAAGCCGCTTTCGATATTCGCTATGGCAAGATCACCGCACTTGATAACATCCGCAAGGCCTGGTCTGATCTTCGCAAGAAAGCTGACGATGCTCGAAAGGCAGTAAAGAAAGCTCAAGATCAGCTAAACGCATTGAAGGCTAACCGCACCGTTCTCGAGTATCAGTTCAGCATCGCAATCAAGTATGGTGACTCTAAGCGTGCTGCGGAGATTCAAGCCAAGCTTGAGGAGAACACGAACAGCACAACTGAGGCTACTGACCAGTTGAAAGAAGCTCAGGATAACTTGAGCACTGACTTGCGTTCAGGTTCTGATGCCGCAATCCAGAACAGGTCAGCCCTCTCTGGGCTTGTGCAGACCTACATCCCTTATCTCCAGGCTCTGCTTAACAGCGGCAAGTCCCAGAAGGATGTAGCGATAGAGGCTGACAAGCTTAAGGCAGAATTTAAAAAGCAAGCAATGGAAATTGGTTTTGCAGAATCTGACCTTAAGGGCTACGTTGGCACTTTTGACAGCTACAAGAAGGTAATCACTGAGATGCCTAAGACTGTGACTGTTAGCATTAAGGGTCTTGACGAGGCCGCCCGTGCAATGAAAGAATTTGCTGCTGCCGTTAATGGCATGAAGAAGGATCCAATCATCGATCCTGCAACAGTAGCTGCCTTAGCAAAAGCCGCTGAGCGCACAGAGGCAATAGCTAAATACAAAAACCTTGCTGTTGAGTCTTCTCTTTTGGAGAAACGAATTGGCGCTGGTGCTATGAGCCCTAGAGCAATTGATCAGCTATCTATAAACCTGTCTGGCATAAAAGCAGAAATGGCTAAGCTTGACAAGAAATATTCGCTAATCAACCCATACAGCAAGAGTGGTCAAATGAATACTTTTGCTACCGGCGGTTATGTGAGCGGCCCAGGGACTGGCACATCGGACTCGATACCTGCGCGTCTATCTAACGGCGAGTTTGTTATGTCTGCAAAGACTGTGGCAACTTACGGTGTTGACTTTATGAACTCGCTAAACCAGAGTCGCGTGATGTATGCACCGGCTCAATCTTCTACCGCCCAGGTTGGTGGCGGTTCTTCGGTGGTATACTTGAGTCCTGATGATCGCGCACTTCTTCGTGCAGCGATTGACCGCCCAGTCAACTTGTATGCTAACGGCACACGCTTGGCTCAATCGGTTAATGATGGCAATAAGGTTCTTGCTCAGAGAGGTTCTGTCTAATGTCGGGCGTATATTTTGGTAACAAGGATAAGCAGCTTTGGATTAAAGCACCAAAGACTGGCTTGAAGGCAGCTAATGCTGGCAAGGTTGTGCAGAACGATTACCTGTCTGGTCGCAGTAGCGTCAAGCGTTCGCAGGCTTCTAAGAGAACCTACGACCCTTCGTGGCTAGGTTACCAGAACAGCGAAGATGGCACAAGTATCTATGTGTTGAAAGACTTTGCTGATGGTCTTTACGGCAATGGTCCTTTCTACTTTATTGACCCCTACGCCATTGATCAGAACATTTTGCCACCACACTGGGCTGCCCCAATGCTTACAGAGCGCGACTGGCCTTCGCTGGCCCCAGGCTTCTCTCCCACCTTTGTTAAAGAAGATGTGTCGAATAACTACCCAATCCGTTACGCAAGTTACGAGATGGCTGGCGCTTATCAGTCAACCAACAAGCTGACTATCATTATTCCTAAAGATTATGCCCTGAACTTTGGCTGGCATGGGCCGACAACTGGTGCCTCCACAGGTGTGCGTGTTGTGCCTTATCTTCGCGCAACAGGAGCGGCGGACACCGCATTGAATCCGACCAAGCTGCCAACGACTTCAACCGCTAGAACAAACCTAAAGCTCAAGGGTGACACATATAGTTATGTTGAAATCTTTATCGCCACATCTGCCACTGCAGAGGTCAACATTACCGGCATGATTGCGCAGATCCTGCCAGAAAATTCTTCGGTTGCGCAAGGGGGTTTCATTTCTGGTCGCGGCACGACCGCCATTGAGTTTGGACAAATCCCCGAGATTGAATACTATTCGGCTGCTATCGGTGATGGCCTTATTGGTTTGAGTGCGAGCTGGGTTGAAGTCTAATGCCTGTAAAAGTTGTAAACACATCAGGTAACGGCAGCTTTGTTGAGGACAGCCTTATCAGCTTTTCTTACGAAGAGGATATTACTTCTCTTGAGCCTTCGAGCATCGATGGCGGAACTGGTCAAGTAAGCTTTTCAGTTCAATCAGTCAACACCCCATCAAAGCCAAACACAAAACTGCTGATCAATAACTCCATGTCTTTGGTTGACTCCGATAACGGAACCGTTTCTTTTCAGGTTAAGAATGTTTCGATTGCTGACGGCAATGTTGCTAACATTACTGGCGACACCATCTCTGGAAAGCTTAACGCAGTTAAGACCGCCAAGCCGTTTCCGCACAAAGATGAGAGCGGCGTGGTTATTGGTTACACGGTCAAAGAGGCCCTGAACTATTACTGTGATCTTGTTGGCGTTACGCCTGTGTATGACGATAACTTTGACGTTGATCTTGATTTGGTTGAGCGTGAGTTTATCGGTTGGAAGGGCAATGTCTGGGAGCATCTGAAGATGCTTTGCGCTGGCGTTTGTGCAAGCGACACCGATAGTGTTGGCATTGAGATGTATGTTGATAATGGCGAACTGCATTTCCGCAAAGCCCTGTCCACCGTGCTTTCAACCGCTGAGCGCAGCATCACCGAGTCCATTTCGGTTGACACATCAGAAGCGGCTAAAAGCATTGACGTAATCAATTACAACACCTATTACGGAATTGACGAAGTTATTTACCCAGAGAACCTTTACTCCGAGGGCGAGGCAATCGGCAGCGGCTTTAAGGCCAGCATAAATGACAGCATGCAGGTTGAGTCTGGCCAGACAATAACTAAACGCTTTCCAATGTCCGTAACGCTTGAGTCAATTAACCAGCCGGAATGTGTTTCAACAATTACCCCGTTGCCTTATGATGGCCCGACGGGAAAGTATGTGATTGTTGGTTCTGATAATTTGCCAATTCTTCCGGCACAGTGGCTTGGGGAAGGCGGCAGCCTGACAGTTGCTCTGACTGATGTGCCAAATGAGATTGAAGTAACTGTCACTGGGCCGAGGGCTTTGTCGCTTCCGACAGCTGCTGACCCAAACGTTCAGACCCTTGCACCATACAAGATTGGTGTGGAAACTTCCGATGGCGTAGACTACCCAGCTTTTTACATTACAGGCACTGGCGTTTTTTACAACAAGCAAACAACAAACTTTCTGACCGGATCTTCTGAGGCAATCACAACAGTTGATGAGTCGCCAACTTCAGTTGACAACATCTTTATTACCACCGCTCACGATCTTTCTGCAAAGGGCGTGGCTGCTGCTCAGAAGATTTGCGGGCCACAAGTTAACTTGACTCGCACGATCGATGGTGTCGAGGGCTTTGGAACGCTAATCGGTTCGACTGAGTATGTTGAGACTAGCAGGTTCAGGGTTAAGTCGGCAGCCTATTCAGAGTCTGATATTTCTTTGACATATTCTATGTCTGCGCTTGTTGATGATTTTAATGACAACTGGACTGGCAGAACTATTGCCCAGTTCAACACCGCGCTTTCTGGCGTGGCCTTTAATGAGTTCACTGTTATTCCATTGATGGAGGAAATCTAATGCCGTTCCCTAGTAACTTTTTGCCCGCTAACTCTCAGCCCTGGGGGCGCGAGATCCAGAAGCGCATTGAGGCAACGGAAACCACAGTTGCTCGCAATGAAAGAAACAATGACGTAAGAGACACTCAGCTTGCTTCAGCATTTGATAGACTGAATGCTACTGTTTTGAAGTCACAAGAAGCCTTGAATAAAGTCTTGACCGTAGAGGAGGCCGTCTACTATCCTGGGACAGAGGAGATCGACGGCGGGAACATTCGCGCCAACACCATCGCTGCTAATAAAATCAGCGCCGGTGAGCTTGTTGGTTTTACCGTAAAGACTGGCTACACTGGCAACCAGCGTGTTGAACTTAACTCAACGAACATTTCTTTTCTTGACTCAAACAATAACAACGCTGGCAGTATAGCCGCAAGCGTATATGGACCTTCACAGTCTGCATTAAATATGCAGACAAGCACTGGCGGTGCAGGATTGTTTATGACCAACGGCCTTGCAACTCTTTCTGGCTTCAATGGCTCTAATGTTCAGCTCGGAACCGGCACGGAGGGGAACGTTAGCATCAATGCAAACACCACAAATGGTGGCATAGTTCTGGGCGCAAACTATATCACTCTATCTGGGCTCGTAACTTCCAGCGATAGGATTACTTCCGGAAACTTTTTTACCTCACTTGGATTGGCCGGAGGCGGAACAACAGGGGCATCTATAAACAATGCGGGCAGTATCATCAGGACCACATCCTCTGCCAGATACAAGCAAGACATAGAGGATGCCGTTTTTAACTACGAAGATATCTTGGCTTTGGAGCCAAAGACCTTTAGACTAAAAGAGGAAGCCGCTGAGGATGATAACGCGAGGCGTTATGCCGGTCTCATTGCGGAAGATATTGCCGGAACATCTCTTGATATCTTTGTGGCTTACCGCACAAACCAGGATGGGGAGCAAGAGCCTGATGGCGTTTACTATGCAGAGCTAACCTCTGCCTTGCTATCTGCGATCAAGCACCAGGACAGCAAGATGAAGTCACTTGAGTCTCGCCTTGAGGCTCTTGAGGGTAGGGTATAATAGTCTTATGGCAACTACTTCTAAGGGCATTGTTTACCCAACATCAAGCGACAACATAGCGCCGCTAGAGACGCATTTTTCGGCTCTGGCAAGCTCTGTTAACACCGTCCTCACTCGGGCTAGCGGAACTACGCAGTTCACTGGCCCAGCCGCTACTGGCGGTATCCAGAGTGTTTCGGTGTCTTTCCCATCAGCGTTCTCAACTGCCCCTAAAGTCACTGCTACTGTGCAAACAACTGACGCCCTCACCGGCTACGCAGTGAACATTGTTGGCACACCAACTACAACTGGCTTTACTGCCATGGTTTATCGCCTGAACGGAACTGGCGCAAACTCTGGACTTAAGCTTGTCTGGCACGCATTCGAGTAAGGATCACTATGACTACCAAGGCACAGTTCCCAATTGACGGAAAATTGGGCAAAGATTTTAAAGCAACCTCTTTGATGGGGATGCGAATTCACCCTGTAACTGGTGAGCGCAAGCACCACAACGGAACAGATATCTGGTCAAAGCACGAGCCTTGCTGGATCGAAGCGCCGTTCGACGGCAAGGTCCTTGAGGCAAAGAAGTCTACCGCTGTAGGTGGCGGCTTCGGTAACTATGTTGTTTTGCTTCACAAGATCGATGGCAAGTTTTACACAACTCTTTACGCGCACATGGGTGATGGCACTGTGAAGGTTAAGAAGGGCCAGAAGGTCACCGCAGGAACTCCGCTGGGCAAGATGGCCAGCACTGGTATGTCTACCGGCAAGCACCTTCACTGGGAGCTTCGCTTGGGCAAGCAGCACATCTGGGACAAGATGGGTAAGAACTACATTGAGCCTATTGCTTTCTTCAAGGCTTTGATCGCTAAGGAAAAAGCTATCGCTACCGCACCTGTTGTTCCTACCGACGACGCACCTGCGGCTCCAGCGCCAACACATGACGACGCTCAAGCTGCGGCGGTTGAGACTGCTCGTTTGGCTGCTAAAGAAAAGCCTGTTGTATAATAGAATCTAATAACAAAAGCGGCGAGAACGGATAATAAATGCGAGATCGCATAACTAGAACTATCGCTGTAGTCGGAGCCATCGTATGGCGCGGCTTTGGCATCTTCCTGTTCATCGTTGGCGGTGCTGCAGGTTCTGGTGCAATCATAACCGGCGACCCACTGATGGGCATTTCAATCGCTTGGGCAACTTTGATGCTTGGCGTTATTGGTGCTGTTGGCTACGCTATTGCCACCACCGGAACCGCAGACCAGAGCATCGTGGCTAAGGCGGCCAAGGATGCTGTGCAGAAGCACGCTGAAGAAAAAGGAATTCCAACACCAGACGTGAAGAAGGACGAGAGCCCGCTATAATGTCTGAGTCACCAGAGCTTTATGTAACCCTTGGTCGTATTGAGGAGAGTGTTCGCAACATGCGCGAATCACAGGAACGTATGGAAAAGAAATTTGATGCGCAAGACGTTCGCATTAACGAGATCGAACTTGACGTTAAGGAATTAAAAACCCAGCGCGACGACAAGAGTAACAAGATTGCAATTACCATTGCTGTAATTGCGGTTCTGGTATCTGGAGTAAGCGCCCTACTGCCGTAGGCGAATATATCCGACAAGACAAAACCCCCAGTCAGAGGTGAGCTGGGGGTTTTGGTTTCTTCCTTTATCTTTTAAAGATTCGGATTGCGATCTCTTCGAGCTTCTTGGCTTCGGTCATGGGGGGACCAGCGTTTACTAGGCCTGGTGGTATCGCCGCAAATCTGCAAGCCCCACCATCTTCGATCTCCTGCTCAACGGCTGAGCAAGTGATGCCTGTTTCTGTCTCCATGTGGAATACGCAGTTGCCACACTTGACACCAATGTCAAGGTTGGGGTTGTTCTCTGCGTTGTCGTAGCCAGCGTTTATCGAGCTGCCTTCTGATTGGAACTTACCGAACTCCTGCACAACACCAAGCATGGCGTCGATCAGGGCGCGTTCGTCGCCAGAGGTTTGCTCGTAAAGGTCGGTGCTGAACTCTGTGAGTTTAATTTTATCTGCCATTGGGGTCCTGTTCGTCCGCTGACTCCTGCGCGAAGCGTTCGTCAATGCTTCTATTATACATTATGCACTGGACGCAGCCCTTCTCTTTCTGGCAGGGCTGGTCGCAGTGTTGGCAGATGTAGGACATTTCCCCAAGCGCCCGAATGACAGGCATTTGGCATGAGCAAAGAAAGTGCACCCTGACAAATTCTTTTTCGTATTCGTCGTAGTAGGTTTCGATCAGGAAAGGTGGTTCGCTTTCTTCAATCTTTTGTTTTCTCTTAAATAGATTTGTAAGAAATCTTCGTAACAATTGGTTTGTTCCCTCTCGACCATTTGCCGCAATCTTTGCACTGGAAACGCTGATAGCTGTTTGCGACTGTTCGCGCAGTGCCTCGGCGTTCTAGGTTCTTTGAGGCGCAGTTTGGGCAGCCGTCAGGCATTTCTTCGTATAGCCCTGCGTGTGGGTGGTTCTTGATCCACGGCAAAAGAATTTTATAAAGGTCTATCAGCAGATCAACATCCTGAATCTGATATTTCTTCATCTCGGCCCAAGCTTTTTTGTCGCCGGCCATGCAGCCAAGCCACAGGTCGAAACCTGAATGCTTTACCTTTGCGCCAACCCCGAGCTTCTGTGATACGTAGTCCAGTTTGTTGCTCGGGAATTTGAATTGCCCTTTGACTACACGCATCAAGTCAAGCTCTTTGTATGGTGATGGTGGCAGGTAGCCGTTCTCCAAAAACTCTCGCTTGATGTGCTTGCTGTCGAACGCTTGAGAGTTCCAACCCACTAGAACGTCAGCTTCCTCCATGAGTGCGTGGAGTTCGTCAAGCATTGCTTTCTTGCCGTCGTGGTGCACTGACTTAAAGATTACTTTCTTAGTGCCAGCCCATCTTGCGCCAAAGCAGATAACTTCTGTCGATGATGCCAGCTGGTTGATTGAGACGTTCTGATCCCAAAGCCCCCACACATATGCGAGGTTAGGACTTGTCTCCAAGTCTAAGAATAATATTTTCATGCCCATTTACCTTTCGGTTACTTGTCGTCTAGCTTGATCTTGTTGACCCAGGTTCTTCCTGCGTCCCCACCCCAAGCATCCCAGGCTACGCGACCAGGTGATGGGAATCCTTTTTCTCCAGCGTTGAAGCCGGTTGCTTGCTTGTCAACTCCGTGCCTTGCGAAGTATGATTTCATTCGCGCAACGGTGTCTCGGTTTACTGCTTGTCCGCTTGCGAGCTGTGAGGCCCGTCTGCGACCCACGCTAGTGAACCCACTGCCGGCTTTGCCCTCAGAGATCCATTTGAGTGCGCGCTTTGCCGCTGACTGAACACCGGCTGGTGGCTTGTATTTGCCCTGCTCGGCTTCGGTGAACGGTCTCTGAAGCAGTTCCTTGAACCTGTTGATTTGGTTTTTCATTTCTCTTTCCTATCATTCCTGTAAAATCCTGCGCCGTTAAAGGTCACTCCTATGTTGCCTATGCGTTGCATTAGTTCTTCTCCACAATGGTAGCACTTTGTGACCGTCTGGTCAACAAAGATCGATCTTACCTCAGTGTATTCGTGACCGTTTTTGCAGTAGTATTCGTATGTTGGCATTAGTCCTCGAATGGCCAGGCTGCTTTGAGCGTCGGCTTGTGTCGTTTGTTTCTCAAGTAAATTATACCGTGGCGGATGGCATCGTTTGCGTGGGGTTTGCCCACCTGATAGAACCTAAGCCGCTTTAGTATGTCGTCACTGCAAAGGGGTTTAGATGTTGGTGGCTGGTAGAAGATCGGTGCCTCTGGCGACAGCGCCTCCAAAGCACCAATGATATACACAGGTGACAGGTCTGGGAATTTCACCCCTGGGCGTAGCGTAAACGACTCACAGACCACGAAATCCCAGCCCAGCGAGTGGTTTGACCTGTGCCAGTCGATAAAGCCTTCTAGCGCCCCTGGGACCTGCTCAGCTAGCTCTATGGTTGGGGGCGTTGTTGGGCCAACTTCCATGATTGTTATGCCGGTCGTGCCACCAGGATCGAGTGACAGGAACCTCACAGCTTTCTCCAGAGGCTTGCCGAGTGATATGACTCCACTTCCTTGCGGTGATCTTGGTCGTCATATAGGCGCACGACAGTAATGCAGGGGTCGTATCCTTGCACAAACTCTTCGTCTTCGGCCTCTGTGAGTGGCATGCCGTCGTGTGTTTCGCATACTGGTGGGCTGCACCAGCCCATGTTCTGACCGTAAACGATCCATGCGAGCTTCTCCTCGTATGTATCGTCGCCGTTTAGTCTAAGAACCTTTGACATTCTTTGCCTCCATTGTTTTGATCTTCTGGAAAGAGAGTCTCGCAAGGTCGTCCCTAGCGCCACCCAAAAAACGTGCTGCATGATATTCTAACGCTTCCTCGTTGTTTTCGATTTCAGACCACTTGGCCTTTTTGCTGTAAATGTCAACCATTACTTGTCACCAAACTTCTTGCTAATTGTTGACTGACTGATGCCTGTAAGCTTTGCAATCATGCCCTGGCTTGTGCCACTCTCAAGTGCGCGTTCGATTGCAGAGTAGTCTATCCTGCCCCGAGCTTTGCTAAACAAAGCCAGAGAAATATCTTCCAAGCTTTTGGGGTTCAACCTGCCACCAGACTTATCTTCCTTTTTCACAAACTTGCCAATCGTCGAGTGGCTCACCAGCCCACCGATTATCACAGAGATCTGTCTGTTCGAGAACAAATCATACTCCGCAATCTCCTGTATCCTCAACGCCAGCAAATCCGAGCTGATCCTTTGTGCGTTGTCACGCAACCAGATCGCTTCGTTTATTGCGTAAAGCCTTTGCTCTTGTCCCATTTATGTCAACTCCAAAAATATTTTCTGATTCTCCATCTTTACATTTAGTCTTGCTTGTGAGCGTAGCGCCTCAACCATCTCGTCGAACTCACGCTTGCGTTTGTTTGAGAACTTCTTGTAAGCCTCTTCGTAACGCATGCGCCCACCCTTTGACAGAATGACAGCCTCGAGGTTGTCAACCTCTCTCTGCCACTCTGACGCTGAGATTGCGCCAGCCATGCGGATAAGGTTCTTGAACCAGCCCTCGCAATAGCTGATAGCAATCAGCATGTGCTTGATCTGAACTTTCTCGGACCGGTCGTGCATGGCCAGAAGAACCGCTATCTTCCACACCGACAGGGCGAGTCGTTGACGCGACGGCTCAATCGATTCCTCACTTGAGTGGCCGTGAGTGAAGTCACCCATCTCCCACTTGAACTGGTTGAACCGGTCCAAAGCTTCTTTCTCCATGAAGATCGGCCTAGGGAACACGCCACCTTTTTTCTGCCACCAAAGCGCACTGTCATAGAGCGAGCGTGTCAGGTTCTCCATCTCGGTATCCTGAACCCTCGTCTCGTATTCGTCAGCTTGATCAAGGTCTTCGCTCTCACGAGTTCGTTCCGGTGCGTCAGCGACAACGTAAATGAAACGCGCCAAGAAGCCGCTACGGAAATAGTCCACAGTCAGGATCTCAGCAACCTTGCTAGTGATACCCATCAAATACATAATGAAGTTTGTCTCGGCACGTTCAGTCTGGATAGCCTTAGCACCGTTTTGTGCACCGGTTGAGCGCAACATTACAGGCACACGCCCATCATAAAGCTCGGTGTATTGGTCGGCAGCAGCAGCCATGTAGGTCTTGGTGACAAACTCCTTAAACAAACCCTGCACTTCATCTCGGTGGAACAGCGAAGTCATTTTGTCTCGCCCCGAAAGGTGCTTGACCAAAGCTTCGCCTGTTGCGTTGGAGCCGATATCGATCTGGTAGCCGACATACTTTTCGTATGCAGTAATCATCCGCAACATCAAGCTACGGCTTGTAGACTTACGGCTACGAGTTGTCTCACCCAACAGCATGAACCAAAGGTTCAAGCCCATGCGCCCATACTTTGGTGCGGCGCACCCAAGGTCGCTGTATACAGATGAGAGTATTGTGAACGCTCCGGCCTGCTGATACTCAATAGCACCATCGGTTTTCTTGCCAGCCCAAGCAACATACTCGTCAACAAAAGTTGGCGACGCTTTAACAATTTCGCGCTCGCTGTCTGTCAAAAAGTTGACAGCCTTTTCGGTTTCTTCTTCAACCTGCAGAGGTTCGACAGTGACGCTCTCAGTTGTCTTGAACATGTTCTGTGCACGTTGCACCTCACGCCAAAGATCGCCGTCAGCGTCAGCTCGCTTTGGCCGGTCTGGGCGGTGATACTTGTTGCACTTGGCGTGTCTGGCTACAACGAAAACTTCGTCAGCGGTCAGGCCCGCGCGAAACAGCTCCAGCTCCAGCTTCCAAATAAGTTTAGAAAGATCTGAGTTCGGTGTTGGTTCGTCAAGGTAAAGCGACAAGATCTCACGGTTACTTGAAACCTTGGACAGCACGTTCATGACGGCCGGAATGTTCTCGGGCATTGGTGCGTCTGACAGGTCAAGAATCTTATCTACCACAACATCCTTGTAGGCTTCTTCCATCTCCTGAATTGAGAAGATAGTGCCGTTAGTTGTGGCGGTAACAGGTTGCGCCTGACCATACTTAAGGTTGCTTGTGCCAGCCACACGAAGAAGCTTTGTTGGATTCCAGCCCGACACATCACAGCCCTGATCCCTGTGGGCGTAAGCAATCTGCTTAGCAAGCAGGGCAACACGTTGTGGGTCTTGCTCGCCATCGAGAACCCAATAACAGTGCCAACGATCCTTAGAGGTTTCAACAGAAATGCTTGGTTGAATTCTGAAGTTGCTCGGGTTACAGGTGTCGGCATCAGCATAAACAACCGAGACAGTCTTGGCGTTCTCACGAATGCGACGCTCTTCATAGTAAAGGATCGGTGAGTAGTAAACGTCTTCGGTTGTGCGCTCGCTAATGTATGCGAGCATGTTGTCAAGTTCGTCAGGGTAACTGTAAAATTTTTGCACAGTAGGAACGCCCTTGCCGTCTTTCGTGACAAGCGTGGCGTAGCCTGCGCCGCTACCAAATATTGTTTCTAAAAAATCTTTTGCTTCCACTTTTCTCCTTAGTTACGTGGACTAGCAGAGAATCGAACTCTGGTCTTGCTGCTTCTCCCTGAGAGTTTTAGTCAACAATCGACACCATTC